AAACAAATGCTCTAGTTTTATTGTTCTTGTTAGCAAGTCTTAATTTAAATTTAAAATATCTTCCTTTAAATGTAGTAGATGTATTCATTGGTTGAAATTCAGTAGCATTATCTAAAGATGTGGTTGATGTAGCTATCTGTAGTTGTGCAGTAGCATTTGTAGGATCATTTCCATCAAAAGGTGCAGGTGCATCATCAAATAAAGCTACACCTCTGCCACTATCAAAAAGATCATATGGATCTTCTATTTGGTCTATTGTAATGCTCTTAATAAAAGAAACATCATAAATAGCTGATAGAGATAGAGTTTGATTAAGAGTATAAAATCCTTCATCATCAATATTATCTGTTGCTACACCACCTAAATCAAAATCACCTGTTGCACTATCAAAGTTTCCACTGACATCATCAAAGTTATTAATTGTATCTAAAACTATAGATGTTGTGCCACTACTATCAGTCAAAGCTACATCAGCATCAAATGTACCTAAAGTTATATCTTCTGTAAGTGTTTGAATATTTTTAAAACCTTCTGTGATTTCTGCGATATTAGAAAATATCACTGTTGCGTTATTACTTTCATTACCTAATTTATCTACAGCTTTTATTAAAAATGCACCACTTCTAATATTAGTTGTAATAGATGTTCCAGATGTTCTGGGAACTTGTAGCCAATTCACAGACTTATTCCATTGTGCATTAGATGTCACATTTTGATATCTTATCTCATAAAATGATATATCTAGGTCTGTGTTTGCGTCCCAATTCAACTGCATCTGTGAACTACCAAGCATATTGACTGAAAAGTTTTGCACATCATTTGGTGGCTCTGTTGCACCCACAATCTTTCTACTTGCTGTGATAGATGATGATGAAATGCCAAGTGTATTGATTGCTCTACATCTTACATCATAAGTAATATCATCAACCACATTCAACAATTCATAATTTAATTCTGTGCCTTGACCAATAATTTTAAAATTTGTTTCTGTGCTTTTTTTTGCTTCAACAACATAATATTGAACAAAATTATCTGGAGATGCACCTATTTCTATATTTAATCTTGTAATAACAATACCTTCCGAAAATTCTTGTAATTCATCAGATAGTGTGATTGATGCAGGTGGTTGAACTGTCAAAGGATTAGGAAGGTTTGTATCTGGTATTGTTGCAGGTGCTGACTGTGTTTCAAAAGTGTAAAAATTATCTTGGTACTCAACTAGTCCTAAATCAACTGTGTAATCTGAGTTTATTGCCATATTCATAATTCTAAATTTCTTTGTACTCATTCCTGTAACTTCTTCTGTTACAGATACAATATCTCCAACGATTAAATTAAGTGCTTGGTAATTTGCTTTTAAAGATACTGATAAACTGTTTCTTGATCTTAATAATGCAACTCTACCCATTTCTTTTGCTTGATGAATATTTGTAATTGTTGGTAAAAACAATCTACCTTCTTGAAGTAAACTATTATCTTCTGTCAAAAGAGTTGAATGGTTTGTGTCATAAACCACTGTATCACTTTGAAAGTTTTTATCAGGATTAGTAAAATCAATAAGCATTCTATTGAATTTGTTATTTTTCTTTTCAGATGAAACTTTAATCCCTCCAATAGTATTATCTTTTGAAAGTGTTAATTGACTTGATCCTGTTGTTTCTACAACAAGTTTATATTTACCTTGTGAATAACTTAACAGTCCTCTCATTCCTGTAAGAAGTTTTTTTACATTATCAATAACTTTTACTTTGCTATCTAATACAGCATTACATTCAATTAATTTTCCTGTTGTTGATCCATGATAGGTAACAGTCGCATCACACACCTGTGAAGCTGTAAAAAATGATGGAATATCAATAGATGATAATGCTACACCCTTACCGAAAGTAGAGTTTCTTAAATAATCAATAAGTATAAATGCAGGGTTGCTTGAAAATTGTCCTGTTGTTTCATTACTACTTCCATCAAATGTAGATATTTTTCTTCCTTGAACTTTAGCTTGAATTTTAGGTATTCCTGTATATTTGTCATTATCCCAAGTAATTCTAAATGCTAAATAACAAACACCACGCAATCTGTGATTTGATCCCCAATTTGATAAATCAGTTAATAAAGAACTTGCAACTTGATCGTCTGCACCAAAAAAAGGTTGAACTTGTATTGTAGTTCCAAACCTTGAATCGTTTGATGTTATAGTAGTCCCATTAGAGATACTTGATGCAAATGTAACCGCACTATCATTAACTCTAATCTCTGTAATATTGTTTATTTCACCTTCACATAAAACCAATGCACCATATAAATATTGATTATCAGTTCCAGATGTTTCTAAAAAAACTCGTGTACCACCTAAAAGCCTTGTTCCATAAACAACAGGTATATTTGCATCATTAGATTGTTTGTTTACTAATATGCCTTTTTGTTCTTCTTGATTAAAATTTGATAGGTCTGGTGTAGATACTACAGGTACAAACCAAGAAATAACTTTAGTGAAAATCTTAGAAACACCTTTAAATAAATCATTAAAAAAACCCATTATGATCTACCCCATTTTAAATCATCAAGTGTCAAAGCGGCAAATTCAAAACCTAGATCTCCTGTGAAAAATCTTTGTTGTGATCCTGTGTTTGTTTTCCTTCCTTGTATTCTGGAAAAATCAGCAAAATGTGAAGAACAGTTTAAAAGCAAAACAGCTTTATCTGTATCGATACTAAAACTATCTATAAAACCTTTGTCATATGTAAATGTATCTATTATTGCATCTGAACTGTTAAGAAACGCAATATCTATATTTACATTGTCGTTACTTATGACATTATTTAAAACAATAGATATAAAAGCATTATCAGCACCAGATAATTCTACCTGAAATGTACTTGTATCAACTTCTGAATTTTCTGCTTTCGTAGTAATAGACAATAAATGACCACTAGCTGAATATGTATTTGAATTGAATGTTATATCTTTGTAATGATTTGTAATTCTTTGAGGTGTAGGAAAAAGTATCTCAACTAATACAATAGGTTTTATATTTTGGTTTTGTAGTTCTGTTGTTATACTACTTGAAAGACCTCTAGGCATTATAGAGCCTCAATAAAATCTACTTCAAATTTAAATGTATCAATATCATCAGTTGAAAATTGTTGTAAATCGTTTGTAAGTCTAACTGTAAATTCAACACCATCATAAGTAACAGAAGCATTATCTGAGATTGCTGATCTTAGTGGTGGCTCAATAGTAAGTGTTGCCTCATTACTTCCATCTGCTGTCACATCAGAAACAACCATGTAAACTTTAGTGTCACCTGCAAACTTAACAAGATCACCTGCTTTCAATGTTCCTGTCATGGCATCAACAGTAATCGTTGTATCTCCTGCTGTGTGTGCATTTTTAACTAATACTAAACCAGATACATTACCTTTTGCATTTTTTAAATCTGGTAATGCTATTTGGAATGTTTCTTTTTGTGATCTTTGTTTCATAATAAAAGCAAGAACAGGTGCAAAGTCTGATCTACTCATTGGAGCATAAGTTGCTGAAAACTTAAATCTTTGACCATCAACCTGAGTACTAAACATTTTACCACTATCAGTTGTTGAAGTTTTTGTTTTTTGTTCAGATGCAAAATTAATTGATCTGAACTCTGGTGTGGTTGGATATGTGCCACTCATTAGATTATTGCCTCTTTCCCTTGACTATTTAAAGCATCATTAATTATATTTACCACTGTTGATCTTCTTCTTTGTAAAAGATCATCAAAACCATCAGTATCATTTGCCATAATAGTTATATTGACATTTGTTGAAGCCATATTTCCTAATTTATCGTTTGGAATTATTGTTCCTGCTTGTTGGGGAATGAATAATTCTGGACCTGCTTCACCAATTATTGAAGGACGACCAACAGGAGGTCTTCCACCTTTTTCAAAACCTCTTATTTTATTTACTAATGCCAATCCACCTGCAATAACTCCACCTGCAAGTACAAAATTTAATGGTGGTGGTGCTGATTTAAGAGCAACAGCACCTGCTTCATAAACACTTCTAAGTGCATTTCTTATTGATTTCATTCTAAACATTGTTGTCGCTTTGTCTAAAGCAAACTGAACTGCTTGTCCAATTAATGCTTCTACTATGGCTCTCTTGACCGCAATTTCAAAACTTTTCATATCAAGTTTTCCTGTTATAACAAAATCAGTAAGAGATTTTTTTAATTGAGTGAATGCGACTTCACCTGCTTTTTGAAATCCTTGGAATGTATTTTCATTCATAGCATCTTGAAAACCTTTTTTAAATTCTTGTAAACTATTTAATTGTTCATCAATATTACCTCTAAATTTTTCATTAAATTTATCTAATTCAAATCTAAAATTTTCTAAAGTCATTGAATTTAATTCTTCTGTATCTTCTATGACATTTCTGTATTTCAGACGGAACTTTTCAAGTTCAAGTCTTTGTTGTCTAAAGATACTCATATTATCTTTTTGTTGATTATTTGAGTTTTCTTGTTGCCTTGCGTTTTCTTTGAAAATTGTTGTTTGATTAGAATAAAGATCTGATTGTTCAAAGGTTAAATTATTTAAAATTCTTAATAAATTATTTCTTTCTTTTATTTTTTTATTAAGTTCTTCGTTTTCATCTAAATTAAAAACAGTTGTATCAAGATCAATTTTCCCACCAAGATTAACTTCTAATGGTTGATTAGATAAACTTTGTATATCTTCAATTTCTTTTGTGACATTTGCTAATCTTTCATTAATTGCATCAACATTTTTTAAATCATTGGGATCAACTATAGTTAAATCACCTGTTACATCTGCAATTTCTTGTATTCTATCTGTTATAAGTGCCAAAGCACCTGCTATAGCTAATCCTTTTTTACCAAAAAGTATAACTGCTAAAATACCTGCTGATTTTACTTCTGAAGGTAAACTATTAAATCCATTAATAAGATTTCCTGTTGTATTGCCTACAGCTTCAAAAGTAGGTGCTAAGTCTTTTAGTGCTTGAGATGTTTTTGTTATTGCACTTGCAAATCCAGATCCAATAGACTCTGCAATATCTTGTATTTTTTGATCGTTATCTTCTAAAAAATTGTTAAGATCACCAAATTCTTTTTTTAATTCATCAAAAAATCCTTCTGCTACATCTTTTTGAAAATTAAAGAACTTATCACCTAACATTGATATAGTTCCTTCAAGTGTTGTTGCTAAATCATTTGTTGCACCTGCAAATTTACCATTACCAGAAAATAGTTCTTCAAATCTAGCAACTGTTTCTTCTGCTGTAACTGTAGCACCTGCTTTGAAACCTAATAAGGCTCTAACACCTCTTTCTCTAAATAAATCTGCTGCACCTATACCACCAGAAAAGGCTCTTTGGATTTGACTAGATGTTGTTTCAAAATCAAGACCTGTGACTGCCGCAACATTACCTGTAATCTCTAAAACTCTATTTAAATCCTGTGCGTCTTTGGAAACTACTGCAAGATTACCAGATGCTCTTGAAATTTCTTCTAATGAAAATGGTACTGTACCTGCAAATTTTGAAAGATTATCAAATGCTTTTGCACCTTCTTCTGCTGTTCCAAAAAGGAACTTAAATCTAACTTGTAAACTTTCAACTTCTTTACCAACATTGACAAAAGATCTAATTACTAACCCTGCACCAAGACCTGTTAATGCACCACGCAAACTGAATACTGCATTTTTTACATTTCCTAATCTTTTTTGAACACCAGATAATGCTTGTTTTGATTTATCTCTAGCAAGAATATCAATATGCAATTTTTCAGTCATTATCTTCTTTTACCTTGCATCTTTGCTTTATTCAA